TTAATCGGTTTCCGCTGAACAACAATAATATAAGGCTGCTCCTGTAAATTATCAGAGTATGGATTTGCAAAAATTACATTGGTATTGTCCAATACTTCTACTGCAATTTCTCCCTGATAAGCAACCTCGTTTTCAGAAAGCGAGATTTTTCTTCCCTTATTGGGGTCAAAATGCAAATAAAAACAAGTATCTCCATCAACTGCGGCATTTCTTAAAGCATCTCTGTTTAATGATTTTATTTTTGCTTTTTCAATTACCCGTTCAATCTCTTTGGCCACCAATTCATCATTTCCCATATTTAATAAGGGATTTGGCAATTCCCCCGTAAAAGAATTAACAGAAATCCCAACATCATCGGAAACCAGCATGGAAATAAAATAATTGACAACTCTTCCCAAAAAATTAAGTACAGGTTGTTCCAAATCCGGAGCATTCAATCCCTCCCATTGACGTCCAAGATAAAAATTCTCTTGTTTTTTTACATTTTCATATAAATAAAGGGCATTGTTATATTGAATTCCCCCTTGATATTCCTGCCAAACCTTACTTGGATTATTCTTCTCTTTCAATCACTTTCTGCCCCCTTTCCGAACCGTCATATCTCAGCATATTATCTAATTGCTGTTCAAACGGTGTTTTCTTTAAAGTCTTTTCCGCTCCTGAATCCCTCTTTTTGTCATAAGCAAATCCCATTAAAAAAAGAGGTACATAGGCAATAAAACAACCTGCCACAAAACCATAAGCAAACTCCATTAATTCCACCCTCCCAAAAAAGAATTGATTTGCTTATCATAATCCATATAATCTGTATCCTCTACCGGAATAGGACGATAAGCAAGAGGCCGTCCTGCACAAAAATAACGGATTGCATCAACAGAATGTGTTAATTCATGTGGTTCCTTCGCTACATCGTTTGGATTCTTATCATCATATTGAACCTGAGGCAAGCAACGAATTAGGTTTTTGCAATTATCAAAAATCCTTAACCGTGCGGTTTTGTAGCCTTGCTCATCTTCTACAATCTTTAACCATTCCGCCATGTCATACCAACCCTGCACTCTGTCATTACTTACTTTGGTTAAATTAATCCCATGCTCATGGAATATTTCTGCCGTGCTCCTTCCGGATTGACTTTGTTTGTTCCAAAGGTCCGGCGGAGCATAAAAAGCAGCAATGATTTCATCGGGTAAAATATAACTTTTTAATAGTTTTGCCGCATCAGAAACCATTAAATCCGATTGATAAATCTCTTTATAAACAATTCCATTATTTTGTTCGTCAACGGCAATAAAATAACAGGCAAACATATCACGACCATAGTCCATCGCAACATATCTCCTGTTCTCTTTTGTTATCATATATGGTTTTAACACATGAGTTTCCCGATTAAACATGGAAAAATACTGGCCTTCAAAAACATCCCAATTCCCATTAAGCCATGCTTCACGCAGTTTATCCGGCAAATTTTCAAGCATATTCACATAACCTTTATCGTTTTCCATCAGTATCTTGTTATCAAAAACTTTTGCCTGTATAAACGTATAATCTTCTGCGTTTTCCCGCTCTTTATAAAGACGCTCAACAAAAAGCCGTTTTACCCAAGCATGCCCAACCCCACCGGGATTACAGGTAAGATACATTCTTTTAGGAAAACTATTGGCACCACGCATACAAGCAGTCAACGTATTAAATTGATATTCTGTAAATTGCGTTGCTTCATCAATGAAGATAATATCATACTCTTGTCCTTGATATTGATTTACATCGCTCTCACTATCGCAATAACCGCATTTTAAACGACTTCCATTTGCAAATGTAAAAGATTTGTCCATTTCCTTGTATACAGCAATACCGGATAATTCCAACTGCAGCTGCCGAATGTGATTTTCCCGCAGCTCCATATAAGTTCTGCGGAGTAAAAGCATATTAATCCCCGGGTAATGAATCCCCAAAAGAAGGATTTTTTTGCGGATGGCCCAGCTTTTTCCGCCGCCCCTTGCACCGCCATAAGCAACAAACCGGCTTTTGGCTTTAAAAAATTCTATCTGTTTGGGATTTGGCGGCTCCATCTTTATCTTAATCATACCATTTTTTACCACCTCAATTATTCAGCATATTCAGCTAAACGATCATCCAATGTGATACAAATTTTACTGTTACTGTCCACATCTACTATTTGGGTTGCTTTCCCGTATGCTCTCTCAATGATTATCTCCGCACATTTCACCCTTAAATCCTGTTTTGCTTTTTCGTCCTGCATAGTGGAAACAATAAAATTAACAGCATCCACACTTCTTGCCTTCAATAACTCTTTTACTTCTTTTGGCACCTTTGGACGTCCGGAAGGATTGCCGGATTCCCCCGGCTTAAACCGTCCGCTTTTCTTCTTCTCTGCCATTTAATCCCCCCAATATCTACCAACAAAGAACTGATAAATTCCTGATAGCAATAAAAAAGATTTAACAATAAACAAAAAAGAGCCGTAAACAAATACCGGCTCTTTTTTTGCCCCTTATAAAATCAGATTACTCTCAAATCTACTCTCAAACTCATAAAAGCAATCTTAATTTTTTCTATTTTAATCCTATCACATTTAAAATATAAAGTTCTATCAACTATTTATAAATTTCCCGTCTATGTCCTACATTTAAAATAAGAATAACAATTCTATCATCTTCAATATTTGCAAGCAAACGATAATCACCTATACGATAACGCCACTGGCCGCTACGATTTGCAGTTAATCCTTTTCCGTATAAACGAGGATTTTCGCAATCTTCAAGATTTTTACGAATCCAACCTAAAATTAATGCTGCAGTATGACGATCTAATTTTTTTAAATCTTTTAATGCTGTTTGCGTAAATTCTACCTTATATTTCATTTAAACCAAGTTCCTTTTCTACAGCATCCAAAGAATAGGTAATAGGATTATTTTTATATTCTGCCATAACATGTTCAAATAATTCCAAGTCATATTCCGTTTCAATACGTTCCATTACTGCTTGCCTAATGAGTTCTGATACAGAAATTCTGTTAAGCTCCGCATATTTTTTTATAATCAACGTCTCTTCATCTGTTAATCTTAAAGAGATAGTCATACAAAACACCTCCATCCTGTATTACATTTTATTACAAGAAAAGCTGTTTTGTCAATATTCTTGCAAAATTTTTAAAAATTGTTTTTTTTAATTGTAATCCCCTTCGTTTTATTATCATAATCCACTTGGCATCCTAACGCTTCCGAGATAAAGCGGATCGGAACCATTGTTCTGTTGTTAATCACAAGCGGCTCAACATCCATATAATATTTTTCACCATCTACATAAGCAATGTTACTGCCTATTGTCATCTCGATTCTCATTTCTTCATTTTCCGCCATTTCCGGCATGATAAATAACCCTACTCCCGTTCTTTTATCCTTTCCAGGAGCGTCTAAGTCTACATAATTATTCCTGATTATTTCCCTTACTTCTTTTAAACCAGGTACACGCCCCAAGTTTTCACTAATTAAGGCAAACATAGCAGCAATTAAGGGAGCACTTGCAGAAGTACCGGGGAATTGTGCAGGTTTAAGCTCGCTGTTGGATACATAGTATTCGGAAGGAATAACACATTCCAGCTTTTCCCCGCCATTGGAATAATACATGGCGTTATCTGTATTGATGTTATAAGCACCAACAGCAATTACATAATCAGAGGAAGGTATGCCAAAGTCAGTACCATCCTTAATATTGCCATCATTGCCGCTTGCAATAAACACAGGCTTTTGATAGTCCTTGTTTAATTCTGTGGTAGTCTTGGAAGTCAATCCTGTATAGCTGCAACTGATAATATCAGCATTTTTATATGCCCAATCCCAAGAAGCGGAAGTAGTATCAAGTGCATAGATTTCAGCACCGGGAGCAAATTCTGCGATAGCAGCACAACAACTAGCTACATGACCGTAATCTTGTTTACCGACATCACCAAGAGGACGCCCCACTGTTTCTTCTTGCCACGGAAACAACTTACCACCAGGGTCTAATACTGCAATCTTTACACCTTTCCCAGTAATTCCTGCTTTATACCATTTATCCAAACCCAATAATTCCATGTATTTTTGGTTTTTATCTAACATTTTCCATCCCTCCAATAACTGCCAACAAAAAAAGCCTGCAACTTATAAATTTGCATGGCTGATTCATTCTTTTTAAAATATTTTTCTATTTTAAGAATATCACATTTAAAATATAAACTTCTATCAACTGTTTGTTTTTTTAAAATATTTTTAAATAAAAAACTAACATAGCAAATATACTATTGACTTTAATAGCAAATATGCTATAATGCAAGTATAGTAAAGGAGATGAGCAAATGCCAGAGTTATGCAGATTCTTTAACATCGTAATCAAGATGATTTTCAGCGACAACGACCAGCACCACAAACCGCATTTTCATGTATATTATGCTGAATATGAAGCTTCCGTAGGGGTTGATGGGGAATTATTGGCGGGAAGCTTGCCGGTAAAGCAGTTAAAGCTTGTACAGGCATGGGCGGTAATCCATGAGGATGAATTATATGCTGCTTGGAATAACGCGGTCAGAAACATCCCGTTTGGGAAGATTGAGCCTTTAAGATAAGGAGGGGAACAGCGTGTATATAAAAAACGGAATTGCCTACGCCGGGGAACAAACGCAACCGCTGAAAATAAGCGGCGTGCGTCCCCTTGAAGATTATAAGCTTTGGGTACGTTTCAGCAACGGAGAAGCGAAAATCTTTGATTTTTCAAAAGAACTTAACTCACCAGCTTTTTCTCCACTAAAAGATAAAGCTGTCTTTAACTCCGTTTATATTGACTACGGTGTGACCGTTTGGAACGATGGCGATATTGATATTGCACCTGAATATCTTTATAAAAACGGGGTATCTGTGGGGGGTGCTTCTGATGCCGGATAAATGTATTGCTATCATAGACAAACTTATTGAGCAGAGACGCAGTAAAGGAATGACACAAAAAGAATTAGCGGAAGCATCTTGTTTAACACAATCCGTTATAGCTCGTTTAGAGAGTAAAAAAGTCACGCCTCAGCTTAATACATTGCTAAAGGTAGCTTCCGCTTTAGGCTGCGATATTGCCGTTGTCCCCGCCGCCAAAGTTTAAAAGTATTACCCTAAAAAAGCTATCCGACAATATATAAAAAAAGAAGCAGAGTCTTAATTCTGCTTCTTTTTTTATTTCTTAAAATATTTCTTTTCAAACTGTATCAATGCCCGTTTATGCAGTTCACAAATCCATTGAAAACTAAAATGCATTTCTACCGCAATTTCTTCAAATGTCTTAAATCTTAAATAACGTAAGGTAAGAAGCAATTTATAATCTTCATTATCCATGTTTTCTATCCAATCACTTGCTTCTTTTTTTAAAGCATATAAATCCCGGATTGCCTTTTCATATTTCTTTTCCAAATCCATTAATTTACCAATTCCATCAGGGATTTTATCAACATTAGAAAAGGTTTGAATCCGATCTACTAAATAATCTGTACATCCCAAACTTTCCAATCTATTCCTGATTTCCGAGATCTCTTCTTCTTTAGCCTTTACAAAAGAATCAAGCCTTTTTATTTTTCTTAAATATTGCTTGGCTTGTATGGCAGGCACCTTCTTTCCTTACAATTATACCGTCAAATAGTTTTTTCCAAAAAGAAGCATCCATCTTTTCATGTCTCCGTCATGTAAATATAACCATTCCCTTTGGGCTTTTTCTTTTAATCGGATCAGCAATTCCCCGTTGCCATGTATCGCATTACTACCGGTATGACAAGAGGGACAAAGCCAAACCCAGAGCCCCTCTTCCTCTGCAGTTTCACGCCTTATCCCTGTTAAGCAATGATGTTTATGTAATATCCCTTGTTTACCACACAAATAGCAATAGCGGTCTTTTTGTAAAATACTATTTGCCATTTTCCCAGCTCCCTAAAAGCTGTTTCAACTCTTCTTCCGGTAAAGTCTCAATCCCTTGCTCCTTACATTCATCAATAACGTTATCAATTATCCTAGCCATCTGTTTACTATCATAAACACTGGTTCCGTAATACATCATCACTTCCTGCCTACCATCCTCTGTAAAACCCATATTTTCACAGAACCAACCAATCCCTCGTGATTCCCAATAGTTTTGCATGTCCTCTACTTGCCAAGGCTCAAAAATTCCGGTTACAAAATAACCAACTTCTTTTACTGCTTTTTTATAAACCTCTTCTTTGCCAATTTTTAGTTTCTCTGCCAGCCTATCACAAAGAAACCATAAATACCCATTGGCAGTCATCGTTCTTTTATTTCGCTTTTGTTTTATTTCAATCTCAAAAGCTTTCCCTTTTTCAATCAACCCATTTATCTCAGCAATCTTTTGCTGCAGATCAAAACGGTTTGCTTTAATGGGAATATTTAAAACCGCATTTCCATCAAAATCAAAGGTAGCACTAATACCATTTGCAATCCAAGACAATCTTATCACTCCTAAAAGGGCATATCATCAAGATTCAAAGCTTCCCCGTTAAAACTATTGTTTTCCCTTTTAGAACCTATCATTTTTATCTCTTCACAAACCACCTCATAAACAACTTGTTTAAGCCCATCTTTATTTTCAAAACTTCTTGCCTGCAACGTTCCAAATGCTGCCGCCATATCCCCTTTATGTAAGTATTTCCCTACAATATCCGCTAGTTTACTCCAAGCAATACATCGGATAAAATCAGCAATTCTTTCTCCATCTGCATTTTTATAATGTCTGTCCACTGCTAAAGTAAAACTTGTCACACTCGTACCCGTTTGCGTTGCCCGAATATCCGGATCCTTTGTTAATCTGCCAATTAAAATAACTTTATTCATATTTTTTATTCCTCCTATGCTCTATACCAACCGCAATATTTACCATCACGGAATATCAATCTTCTTCCCGGTAAACATATATACCAAGTGTTTTTATCTTCACAACTTCTGTTAATCATTCTTACCTCCCTGTAGACCCCAACCCACCACGATTCTTGCCTTTCAGCTTGTCCACAAAAACAAACTTTATTCTCGGCTGGCTTTTTACGATTCTAAACTGTGCAATTCTATCTCCTTTGTAAATTACCGTATCTCTTGTGGCATATGCCGGAAAAGTCCATATATCATTGTTGCCGCAATAATTGTTATCAATGATACCGCACCCGTTTACAAGAAGTATTCCATGCCGTCTAAATGTACTGGATCTGGGTAAAATATGTGCTTCATATCCTCTTGGCAGTTTCATGGCTACCCCTAAAGATATTTGCTTATAATCTCCTTTTTCCAAGGTTACTTGTTCTGCTGCATACAAATCAATCCAATCGCCAAACTGCACCAATTCTCTACCTTTAATTTTTATTTTTTTCATCTTTTACACCTCTTTGTTATCATATGGACAATCCCCGTTTTTGGCATATTCATCAGCAACAGGAATTTCCAAAGACAAATACAAACGCTTTAATGCACAACCTTCCCTTTCCTCTGCCGTCTTGTACATACAAGGTGTACAGCTTGTACCAATGGTTACTTCTGCTAAATCATAAAGGGTATCAAAATCAACAAAACACCCTTCTTCTTTTATCTCTTTTGTAACCCTTTTCTTCCACATCTTTGCATTTTCTTTGGGCATTACAGATACTTCCAAATGTTTTGCCGTTTGCATTACCCTTTGATATTCCAAATTTCCAAGCCTTGCAAAAATCATCTGCATTGCCTTTTGAATATCTGTTGTTGCTGTCTTTAAATATTGTCTTTCCTTGCTGGTTAAATTGTTTTGAAACTTTTCCATAATTGCCAAAGCTTTTTCATGTACTACCGCCAATATCACGATTGCCGAACGTTCATCAGCATTTAAATATGTTTTCATTTTTACTCCTTAAGTTTTGGTATAATCTGAATATATTTTTTTGGTACCTCATATGTACGCCAAGTTTTTCCATAGCCAACAACCTTAATATCCGAATCAGATTTCATAGCAGCATCCAGCTTCCGTAGTAAAGAATGCTGACGTGTATAAATAAAAGCCGTCTTTGACTTATCCGTAAAATCAATAACCGTTTCCAGCTCTGCCATTTTTATATTCCTCCACAATAACTTGTATATCATCTGTTATGCCAAATTGATGAATTACCGCCTTTACATATTTTCTGCTGTCATCGGCTATCAAATAGCCTTTTAAACCATCCATAATCATCTTGCCCATATAAGCATGGTTGTCAATATCCATCCTTGTATTCCAAACAAAAGTAATCTGTACCGGTTTTGTAAAAACCTTTTGCGGTACCTTCGCCCGCTTTAAAGAAGCATATACCAGTTCATGCCAATATTTGGCATTTTGGCTTCTTTTTGTCCAATGAATACCGGCATATAAAGCATTCATTCCGTATTTTAAAGTAAAATCACAGCCATAAGGAATGGTAAAAGTTATCATCATTCCACCTACCCCTTATACAAGCCTTCAAAATCCGCTTCCGTCTTTCGCTTTGGCTTATCCTTGTTTTTATCTTTAAATCGACCTTCTTTTTCATTCCGTTCCCAAGTTCTGACGGAAGCTTTCCAATCTTTCATTTTGGTTTTGCCAACCATCCAACCGTTGGATTGATAGTGATCGTACCACTTTTCAGGGTCTATTCCACTGTTGCGACACGCACAATATCCCTTTACATCGTCAAGTGTCGGTGGTACAAATCTTGTCCGCTGGTTCTTTCCCAAGTTTTGGCGGTCTATTCCTGCCTTCTTGTATTCGCAATCTGTTTGGCGGTCCATTCCTGCCTTCTCGATCACAATCTCGGGATCATCCAATGGTTTTTCTTTTTGGATAAATATATTACGACTGGAAGGAGTAATATATTTATCTTTTTCTTTATATTCACTTGTAATATTAATTGTATTATTCTGCTTAAACTTTTCTTTAATAGGTCTTAAACTTTTGTTTAATAGGGTATTAAAGTTTTCTTTAATAGGTATTAAATTTTCGTTTAATAGGGTATTAAAGTTTTCTTTAATAGGTATTAAACTTTTGTTTAATAGTATCTGCCTTCTGTTACCATCATCTTTATTGTCAATAACAGAGATATATCCGCTTGTATTCAATGCCGTTATCCACTTACTGATGCTTACCACTGATACGCCATATAGCTCCGCAAAATATGTATTGGTTGCCCAACAATATCCTTTATCGCTGCATAGTGCCGTTATCTCTCCGTATAACAGTTTGGCGTTTGCCGGCAAATCTTTATCATAACGCACATCTGCAGGAATAACCGCATAATACCCCTTGTATTCCTCCACGCAAATGCCCCCATTTTTTATCATTTATGCTACAGGTTCATTCTGTTCACGGATTTTTAACAGCTCCTTATAAATTTTTCCCAAAGCGGCTCGATCCATTTCTTTTCTTGTCTCCGGATATTTGTTCATTACCCATGTTTTGGAAAATCCAAGAGCTGCTGCAGAGGTAAAGAAACTTTCGTTTACTACTTGAACCTTTTCTTGTTTTTCCTCCGGAACTTCACTATCCGCATCTTCTCCATCATCAATGGCTAATAAGCCACTTAACGCATATTTTCTGGCATAGGAAGAAGCACTTCCAGTAATCTGACTTGCATCCATCCCTTTCTTTTCCTGCTCTTCTCTGGCATAAGCAATCGCTTTCAGCTCACTTTCCCCATCACTAATACAAGCAGTCGCCTCTACATAATATCTTTCGCCTATCAGCTTTATTTCATCGCTTAACACCAAGGACAATCCCTGCTCTTTTAAATAAGGCTTTACCGCCTCCAATATATCCGCAGCACTTCTATAGTTATATTTTCCAAAGCCATTATACTGATTTTTGGGTGCTTTAAGTTTATTTTGTACCATCATTAATTTTTCTTGTATACTCATATTCCCTTACTCCTTATCTTGAAATACCAATGGACAATCTCGGGCTACCTGATATTCAGGATACAATACATATTGCTTGGTGCTATAACACATATATTTTCTGGGATCTCCATAGGATACCAAAAGCGGACACCATCGGCAGCAAATATCTTCCTCCGGAAAGCCTACTTCTATTTCCGTCTTTCCAAATCGGTAATATTTTACGCCTTTACCATTCATCATTCATATCCCCCTCATAATCTATCAAATAGGGATCTACCTCCGCCCCACAATATGGGCAAAGATATTTCTTATATGTACCATAACGGAAACGATATCCCCATTCCCGCTCTGCATTCCAGTAATGAAATTCCTCGCCGCATTCCGGACAACAAGTCATTTAAAACACCCCCGGTAATTGAAGTACCAATATCAATAATAAGGCAAGTCCCATTCCCAAACCGACTACTGTAATAGAATCCTCTTGTTCCTGATATTTCCCTTCTGCATAAGCCTCTAAAAAGGTATCCAACCGCTCCAGCCATTTAGCCATGAATCTCGCCTTCTCTCACTTGGGTTTCATTCCACTTTTCATACCAAAAACTACTGCTCTCTTGAACTTCAGAAAGCTTTAAGGCAAGGTCTCTGTTATTTTTCTTATGTAACTCGATCTGCATTTCTAATCCGGTAATCTCTTTTTTTAAACTGTTAATAATTGTTTGATAATTACTAACTACACTTGTTAATCTACTCATTTTTATACCACTCCTTGATTTTTTTTTATTGTTGTGGTACACTTTAGATGTTAGTCTGTGGTGTACCACCACTCCGACCGTTATTGGGTTCCCGCCCGGTAACGGTCTTTTTCTTTTTTCCAAGCTGTATAATCTCTCATTTTTCCCTCCTTTTTTATTGTTTTTTTGTTTTTTTTTGCTATAATTAAATTATTCTTCTATTTGTTGCTGTCCGAGGTTGCCGCCCCGAACAGCTTTTCCACTGTGCTGTTAAGAGCCTTTGCTATGCGGATTGCCGTCCGCACGCCGGGCTCTCGTTTGTCGTATTCATATCTCTGGTATGCTTGCTCAGATACCCCTGCTTCTTTAGCGACCTGCATTTGCGTCTTGCCGGACCTTTCACGGGCCGCTCGAAGTTCCATATTCATTTTCCCCTCTCTTTCTAGATTTACAACCATTTGGCTGTGTTTATATAATAACAAACAACCAATTGGATGTCAATACTTTTTTTAAAATTTTCTGGAGGTATACTTATGTCTTTTTCAGTCCGCATTAGGGAACTACGCAGCACTCGAAATCTATCCCAAAAAACCGTAGCTAAAGCTATTGGAATGGCTCCAATGGCATATCAACGATACGAATATGGAACAAGAGAACCTGCTTTCTCTAAACTCCTTGCCCTAGCAGACTACTTTGATGTATCCCTAGATTATCTCGTAGGACGTACAGATAATCCGGAAATAAATAAATAACGGAGGCCTTTTTTGTATTACTTTAAATTAATTTTTTATCTAAAAAAGCAACCTCAACAAGTAGAAAATAGCAAAAAACTAAATGAAATTTTTAATGAGCAAATCATAAACAATGCTTCGGAATTAGGATTAATCGAATATTCATCAGACTGCACTTATAGATTAACTGCCCAAGGACAATCATATATAGCTCATAAAACAATGTCATTTATTCGAGATATTGTTCTTATAGCTACATTCCTCATCGCACTCTTGACCTTTACAAAGACTTTCTAATTCTTTCCTCAATATAGCTATTTCCCGACCTTTATTCTTAATGATAGCTTCCAAAATAGCCACATCTTCTGCATATTTCTTATCTATCTGCTTTGCCAAGTCTCTTACATATTCGCACGGCTCATAGCTTTTTCTTGATTGTTTCATTGAGACACCTGCTTTTCTCCAACGTT